AACAATGCGGACCGCTCCAGAACCACCAGTTCCGCCTGAATTAAGTGGTTTTCCACCGCCTCCACCACCACCAAAAGTGCCGCCATTACCGCCTGTTGTAGAAGTTCCACAACCTCCCTTTGAACCACTACTTCCTGCATTACCGCCATAAGCCGGTGTGTATTTGCTTACGCCAGAACCATTAGTTCCTAAGCCATATAATCCAACACCTCCACCGCCACCGCCACTTTGATTGCTACAATTTGATACACCTCCACCGGCACCAGAACCATTTCCAGAACATCCAGAAAAACTAGAACTATTTGTTGCACCACTACCGCCATAACCAAAATATCCTGCAGCACCACCACCACCTGTTCCAGTTGTAAAACCACTACCGCCTAAATATCCCCCACAACCGCCATTTCCGCCACCAGTCCCTACATAACGACCTTCAGCATATCCACCATATCCACCACCTCCACCTTTTACAACAGAAGTAGAACAAAAATAACTATTACCAATGTTGCAATTATTTGGTTGGGAACTTGTTGCTGGTGTTCCAACTTTAACGGTATAAGAATTTCCGGGAATTACGGTGATATTATTTTTATAACCTAATCCACCACCACCAGCACCCAAACCAGCAGTACAAGTACAACAAATAGGAGTGCCACGACTACCATTGCCACCAGCACCAACAGCAACTACCGAAACTTTAGTCACCCCAGAAGGAGCTACCCATGAGTAAGTACCAGCAGTTGTATAAGATTGTGAACCAGTAACTATACCCGCTTTAGCACCAAACCCAAAGCCTTTAACAGAAGCTACACCTCTAGTATTAAGTAGTGGCATATTATTTAAACTGAGTTTGGGTTGCGAATACAGTAAAAGTAGCAGAGCCTGTTTTTACAATCGAATAGGTATAAACATCAACACTAGAAGCATTACCAGCAGTAGGTGCGGCACTTCCTTGCCATTTTGTAGTAACACCTGAAGTTGTGCCGTCTACTTGCACCACATTGTTATAGTAAGCCGTTGCTCCTTGAGTTACTAAAAACGCTACAGTTAAAGATTGCCCTGTAGTCATTGCCGTATTTAAAGTTGTACCAGCGGAGAAAGTAAAGTTGGTAGTCCAATTTGCAGAAGCGTTACTTGTGTAATAAAGAACAGACTGAGTAGAGGGATAATAAGCAATCGTTCCTGTAGCCGCTGTTGCACTTACTGTACAAACTTCAGCCGCATTTGTAAGGATGGCGGCTAAAACAGAAGTAGAACCTGTAAATGATTGAGTGCCTGTCCATGTATTTGTTCCACTTAATGCTATTGGAGTAGACCATGTAGGTGCGCTTGTACCTGCGGAAGTTAATACTTGACCAGTAGTACCCGCTGCAGTTATAGCATAAGCAGACCCAGTACCATAAACAGCCCCACCAGCCGTAGGAGTAGAAGTAGAGTTTGTACCGCCAGCTAATACTGGCAAAGTACCTGCAGTTAATGCAGAAGACGATGTAGAGTAAATAGCGTTGTTAGCTGCGGAAAAAGTAGTTAACCCTGTACCGCCATACCCAGTAGCAATTGTTACGCCATTCCAAGTTGAGTTAATTATGCTAGCGTTACCAAAACTTGCAGTAGTATTATTAAAATCATAGCTAGATGGTAAAAGACTGTACGCAATCCAAGTTCCGGCAGTTGTACTATTATCTAGTAAAACCCAGTTATCAATAGACCCACTAATAATTGTATCTAATGTAGTGGATGCGTTATCTACTATAGTTAAGTTTCCTGTTGAGCCATTATTAATACTAAAAACAAATCCTTTTTGCAATGTAGTTGCATCTGGGAGCTTAACAGTTTGTGTAGTTGTTCCAGTAAATCGTTGGTACTGCGTTGAAGCTACGGTTAAAGTTGTTGTACCGCCAGCTGTTGCAGTGCTTGTATATCCAGCTAAAAAGTTATTAGCAGTTACATTTTGATTAGCGTCTCTTAATACTACTGAGTTAGCTCCAGAAGAAGTTGTAACACCGGTACCGCCATAAGCAACACCAACTGTAGTGCCTTGCCAAGTACCAGAACTAATAGTGCCTAATGCAGTAACGTTTCCAGAAGAATCAAGGTTTACAGAGCGCTCAGATGGGTATGTAACAAATACAGTAACGGTACCGCTAAATGTAACTGCAGAACCTGAGTTACTAGAAGATAGAATCGTTGTACGAGTTAAGGTAGGCCCAGTAGTTGAATACGTGCCAATACCTACTTCCCAATTACCAGAAGAGTCTGTAGCTGCGTAGTATGTAGTATTGCCGTTACCAACAACAGCGAAAGACTGAAACCCTGTAACAGAACCGCTTAATGTAAAGCTTACGGTTGTGTTAGCAAAGCCAGTCTGTTGTACCCGGTCATAAACTACTAGAGCCATTTAGGACTCCTTAGCTAGTAGCGGTTGTAGAATACGTAACGCTTACTGTATCACCAGCAGTTGTAGTTTTAGCTGTACCAAAAGCACCAGCGCTATACAAAGTACCACCTGTATTGCTGAGTGTAGAAGAAGCGCCAGAACCTGTTACCAAGAAGCAGCCACCAACAGTACCGCCAGCGCCAGTAATTGTATAAGTAATAGCTGTTGCAGAAGCTGTTACTACGTTAGAACCGGGAGTTGTATTGCTGTTGCCAGTAGGTGTTGCAAATACTGCAGTACCACGAACAGCAGAACCGCCAACTGTATACGCAATAAATTCAGACCAGCCAGCGTGGGAAGTCATTGTATCTGTAGGTGAAAAAGTATTACCTGTGCCAGATACTAAACCTAAATATGGGCCAACTAAGGCAATAGGTGAAGTCAATAATGTTTGCTGGAACATAAAAATCTTACCAACCTGAACAACTTGGTTTGGAAACTCTTCGGTCCACTTTAAATTACCAGAGGCATCCCGGCACTCTACGTGGTAGTACCCTTCGACACCTACAGTTTCGTTATTTATAGCATTGGCTTGCAGATTAATTTCTGCGTGATCGCTACAACTTGCTAGTTCTTTTTGCATAATTGCTCCTTAATTGGAAAAACGAATAATGGCGTTTGAGGCATCGTCCGTAGGAAAAGTAATTGTAAAACTCGATACGGGGGTTTTATCCGCCCCAAAATTTAGTACTGCAACCGCTGCGTTTGTGGTGCTATTATATATTAAAGCACCCCTAGTAGTAAAGTTTGCTGGATTCCAAGTAACAGTATTAAAAGATAAATATGCAGTATATCCGGAGCTAGTCGGCGGAATAATCGTTAGGGTTTTGCCCCCTGCTGTATACCCTGTACCCACTACTTCGCCCACGGTTGTGTAAATTAACGTTGTATTGTCTAAATTAGCATTGGCTGTATAGAGGGCTATTTTATAGGTATAGGGGGTTCCAACCGCAAAGTTTTCTAAAGCACTTAGGCAGTTTTGTTTAAATATTGTACATTGGCCTTGAACTATGCTCATGAGCTAACCTTAATCCTTGCCTGGCCATCTCTATAGGCATCACCACGTTCTAGGCCGGTTCCAAGGCGGTTTAATTGCATTACGGCTTCTTGGTACTTAGTTTCGTAGTAACCAATTAAATCGGCTTCGCCCTTCATAAAGAGCATTGCTTCCCGCATTGCACCATAAAACAAAACTGGATCATAGTTATCGCCTAACCATGAAGTTCCAGTAGTATTAGATATTGCTGATACGGGTACTGAAAATGCCGTATTACTAGACCCTAATGAAACACAAGATAGTACATCACCAACAATATAAAAGTTACCACCAAACTTTAAATTAACTGTAGTAACTACCCCGCCTACAATAACAATATCTGCTGTAGCGTTTGCACCTGAACCGCCCGTTAAAGCCACGTTTTGATAGGTACCATTAGTATATCCTGCGCCCCCAGTTATTGCTCCTAGAGTAGTAATTTGCCCTTGTACAATTGTTGGTGGGTAGTAGTAGTAATGCATTTCTACCGTATAGTTAGCGTCTGGTGTAGGGGCTACCATTAGAGTCATTTCATTAACATTAGATAGCTGAGAGCCAAATAACGCATAATATTCGGGGACTCCACCCGGTGTGCCTTGATATGTGGTACCGTTATTTGCAACAGCTGGATACGCTTCACGTAAAAAATTAACGTCTTTATTTAAAAGATATTTATAGTTGTTGCTGGAGTCAATTACCGCTAAAGAATAATTAGCAAGCCAATCAGTAGGCAAAGAAACGTATTGATTACCAGAAGTAAAGCTACCGGTTACGTTTTTACGCAAAGAAGGTATTTGAACTGAGTTATATATACGATCTTCAGCTTCCTGTACAAATACAGGGATGTTCGCCACAAACAATGCTTCTGTGTTTTCCGCGTACGACTGAATTGAGTTATATAACGTTTCGTAGTTCATTATTGCTCTTCAGTTTTAAGCTCTTCTGGGGGTGGCACTTGCGTTTGCGTTTGCGCTTGAATCTTCATCATTAGCCCATAAGCACCGGTTTTGGTTGGTAAGTCTCCAAGTCCAGCTAGTATACCTTCTACTTCATTTAAGGTTAACTCAAGGTTAATCGGCATTTTTGGATCTAAACTCATGCCATTGGCCCTCTTGTTTTAATGCCTTTAGTTGCAGCACCGTAGCCACGCATTGTAAGCTCGCCATTTTTATTTTCTTTAGCGTAATTGCGTTTGCCTGTACTACCAACAGAAATATTAACTTCATCCATACCATTACCGGCTTTTTGAATTACGTCTTCTTTTGCGCTAGTTGTATTTGGTTGAGGTTGTTTATAGACACCAATGTCATTACCACCACCTTGCGGGTAAACAAAACCAACGTATTGGTCAGCAGGTTTATTATTTTTAGCCATGATTATTCCTGATTATTAGCACGAGCTAAGTTACGGCCTACTTTTTTCATAGCTTCTGAAGTAACAGTACTAGCGCCTTTTTTGCCTTTACCACCTTCGATACCAACCGTTGGGCCGGAATCCCCTAAATTTTTACCTTTAGTTTTGCCTTTGGACTCAATGCCATTGGCGCCTGATTTAAATGTCATAATTTATTCCTAATTAACTGTTACTGTTACTGTACCTACTTGCCCTGTTGCAATCAAGTAATTTGGCGTTAATGCTGTATCAAAACTACTTGCTCCACCTACTGGGGACCATCCCCACTGAAATTGCCTACTACCCATATCAGGAGTACCAAATCCAGATTGCGAAGTACCCCCAGTATTACTTGTTTGTATTCCATTATTACCAGATACTGTATAGCTTACATCAGGTCTTGGTTCTCGTACTGCTTGTGGGTCATTTACTGGATACAAACCAAGAGATAATTGTGGTTGATCCGGATCCCAACAAGAAGGACAAACTTTAATCTGATACAACTTAGTTTTAATTATTTCCTTCTTTAATTCCTTAAGCATATACCGCTGCGCACACCTATCGCACTCAGCAATTGCCCATTTACCTGAAGCATATTTTGATGGCATTTAATACCTTAATAAAATAGTACTCTAGGTACAAATCTAATAGCCGCTTTTTCTCTATCTTCATCTGATGCTAATTGCCACTGCTGTTCGTAATCGCCTTTTAACATCATAATACGACTAGGATCAACGCCTTGTATCTTAACAGCTAAATTATAAGCCAATCCAGCCACCATAGCGGTAACTAAACGAAATGGAATGTCCTCAATATTTGAACCGTTTCCGGCATCTTGCATACGACGTAGGCGGTAGTACACAAATGTATACTGATTACCTGGAGAATTAGGAGTAGGCCAAACATTAATACAAGGCAGGTTATTTACATATACGCTATCTAGTGCATTGTGTGGGGCTGCTACTGTACCGTTTTGACCACGCCAAGCGTTCAGAATCTGATTTCCAACAATGTTTTGGTATCCAATAGTCTCTGTAACACCAGCTGTTGTAATGTTAATAAAGCCCTGTGTAGGAAGCTTAGAAGCATCTGTGAGGGTTATAGTTGTATCTGTGGCAGATATGGGATACCCAGTAGCGATGGTAGTGGCTGGAAGGGCTGGAATGTTACCTGATTGGCGGTTTACATAGACTTGAATTGGACGACCATTAGCGTTCTTATTAGGAATCGTAATGTAGGTAGACTCTGAAATCCGAGTAATATTAATGTCAATCTGGTTGTTGCCTTGCCCATTATTAGTACGAACTACGGTATCTAGTAGGTCAATGGTATCCACAGGAATAGGGTAAATAGCCTGTCCTGTATTCATAACGATCTGCTGCTGCTCTACTGTCCATAAGTTAATACCTCTATTAGCCCACTCAATAGTAAGCAGGTTGAGGCTTCGCCGCGCTGTGCGTAGGTCATATCCAGTACGTAGTTCTTTTCCGCAACGCTCAAATGCCTCTTCGACTAAGTCGTTGAGGTTTAAGTTAAATATGCTTAATCCAGAAGTGGAAGCTGTAGTTGCCATTACTTAACCTTCTTTGCAGTTTTCTTAGGAACTGGTTTC